TACCACTTTTTATGTCATGAGGAATTACACCCATAAAAGTATCAAAATTATCTTTTATTGGTTTCTGCATATAAGTCATGTATTCCGCATAATTTTCAGGATATAAATTTTCTATTTTTCTATTGAAGGCACTTACATCTGGATCTGCATAAATTTTATACAATTCAAAATTTTTTCTATCTAATGAATAATCTTTTTGAAATCTGCTACTTCCATCACCACCTTTAGCTTTCATATCTATTTCATATTTTTTAAGAGCTTGACTTGCTTTAAGTTGGTCATCCTCGATACCTAATTTAGTTGCTGCTAGGTCCATGTCTCTATCAAATTCTTTTCTTGCTTTTTGAGCAGCAAAAAATTGACCTGTTGGCTCTTCAAACGCTGAAGCTAAATTAGCAAGTGTTCCGCCTTTACCTGCTGTAGACATACCTCTTAAACCACCTTGAATTAATAGCTGATAGATTGGATCAATTCCCATATTAGTATCTTTGTATTTTGCTAAAGCTTCTCTAAATCTTCCTTCAGCATCTGGTAATTGAATACCCTCTATACCTGCGCCTGTGCTTTCAGGTTTAGTACCACCTTCTGAGATTGGAAAATCAGCCATAGTTTGAGTTCCTAAACCTAACTCTACATCTGCATAACTTTCTGGACTAGGAGTACCAGTAAAATAATTTTCTCTTGTGTCCTGTATACCAGACATAACACCATTCATGTTAACGCCACCACCTTTTCTAAACATAGGTCTTCTAAATACTCTACTCATTATTTTCTAAGCGCTCCATATATTCCAGCAAGTGTAGCACCAGCTGATAATCCAGTTTGTAATGCACTAGGAGTTGGCACTTGTTTTTGTATAGTTCCTCCAGGATAACCTGCAATTAAACTAGTTACACCTGAACCTAAAGCTGATGTTGCTTCTAAAGGCTGCATTAGTTGTTGTTGTGCTAATTGTTGTTGTGCAGTTAATTGTGCTTGCCTTGCTCCTTGTGAAATAGAACCTAAACTACTTAAACCTGAAATTTCTTGTCCTGCTAATTGTGGTGATTGTTGAGCTAGTGTTAATTGATTTAAGAAATCTTGCTGTGCTCCTTGTTGTCCTTGAGCAAAGCCTTGTTGTAATAACTGTGCTTGTAATGCAGCTCTGTTTCTGTCCGACATTGCTCTATATTCTGATTCAGCAACATCCTGTCTTGCGCCACCAAAAGCTCCTCTTGAAATAGCTTGATCAGCTATTGCACCTAAACCTTTTGATGCTTGTGTATCGAATTCTTGTAAAGTTGTATCAATAACATCTCTTTGATATGGAGACATAAAAGCTTCATAAGCTTGTGGTCCAGTTCTAGTGGATGCTGTTTGTAAGAAAGGCGCATATGAACCTAATCCTGATGCTTGTCCAATTGCTTGTTGTTGTAATGGATCTAGGCCTGCTACAAACTGTGGACCATATACACTTGCTAAATTAGCAGTTCTAAAATCACCTGTATCTTTTTGAAGTTGTGCTAAATATGGTTTTGCAGCTGCTTCTATAAATGGAGCTGGTTGATTTATTTGTGTTAATGTTTCAGCCATTATACTCTCCCACCATTTTCTAATTTTTTCATCATGTCATACATACGTTGTGCACCTTTATTAACGTCGCCGTCGCCCATACCTCTTACAGCATCGGCAGTAAATACAAATTCATTATTTGAAAGCATCGCAGGGATGTCGTCTGCCTTCTCTTTTACACCAACTGGAGGAATAAATCCACCTGTTTCTCGTAAATCTAATTCAGTTATTCCAGCAGGATTTCTATTTAATGGTAAGCCCATGACCCCTGATGCCTGAATCGCGTTGTCTTCTGCGCTATCTCCAAAAGCATAGCCTATTCTACCACCATCAGCCACCATTTGTTTTTGTTCCATGACTTTTTTTCTACGCATGTCTTCTTTATATTCTTCCATTAATTGATTTTGTTTCATCATTTTTTCTATCATTTCTCTTTCTTCTAAATATCTACGAAAATCTTCTGGAGTTCCTTGATCAAAACCTATTCTACCACCCTCTGCATATCCACCTGCACCAGATATGTACTCATTAACATCGTTTTCTACTTGCGCGGCTATAGCACTTGCTTCATCAGGTGAATCTTTAAACGTTCTTTGTAATTCATATGCTTTTTTTAATTTTGCCTTTAGTGATGGTATATCTCTACCTGCAATCGGTGTAGACTCATCATTTACTTCCTCTCCAGCTAGTACAGCAGCTAGTGCACTACCGGCTCCACCTACCTTAAGCATTTGTGAAGCTTTACTACCAGAGGTAAAAAAGTCCATGATACCTTGACTTCCTCCAATTTTATTAAATAGAGAAGCTTCCATTCCAGGAAATTTAATAAAAGGTGCAGCTAATAGTGCTAGTTTACCGGCATCTGATTTTAAAAAACTACCAATACCTTTTGCAACTCCTTTAACACCTTTACCAACTGCTTTTGCTATCTTACCTAAAAAATAACCTTGTCTAGGTTGGACATCCATAATGCCACCACCCATTCTAAGTTGTCTTTCCATCATGCCTCTAGTTATTGCCATCGTATTATACTATATAAAATTTTCCTATTTTACAACTATTCTGATGCAGTTCCTATAGGTGGCATAGCTGCTACTTTTATCTTCACAGATCTTACTACCTCTTCTCTAACTGTATCAGTATTCTCGTCATTTATATCATTTTCAGCTTCTTCATCTGAAGCATACTCATAATTCGTTCTTTTATTACGTAAAACTACCTCTGTTTCACATTCAATAACTGGTACTTTTTTACCATCTATAATCTCGTATCTTACTGATCCTTCTTCTTTAAACGCCATATTTCCTCCTAATCTCTACTTATTTCTAATATTGATGATATAACATGCAAACGATTAGCGTCTGCGGCTGTTACTTTTAATATTTCATTCTCTTCTAATATAACAGGCTGTGTTAAAAATTCTACTGTTTGATGACCCGATACCGACTTTACATCAAATAATACAAACACATTACTAGAGGCATCTGTTATAGTTACTGTAAGAGTACTTCCATTATTACTATCATCACAAACTAAAATTGATTTAACAATTGCTCTAGAATCTGATGGCACAGCATACAAGGTTGTTTCACTTGCTGTTGTCAAGTCTAGTTTTGCGTTTTTATAAATATTAGCCACTTATAAACCAAGAAAATCTTTCTTGCTCCTGTTTTTGTTCATTTAAAAATGTTGAATTCAATTGTTCTGTAATTAAGTTAATAGCTCTGTTGATTTGTTTTTGGTTAGAAACATCATATTCTTCTTTTGGTTCAGGTAATCTTATTACTATTTTTGCCATTATGAATAATCACTAAAAGAACCTGCATCATTAACAGAATCTCCAAATGTTCCTCCACCTTTATTGCCGCCTTTATTGCCGCCATCACCGCCACCACCATGTAGTGATTGACCAATTTGATTTTGAACTTTTGCAAACTCTATATTTTTTCGTTCTTTTTCTTTTCTCTCTAAATAGTCTGCAGGGTCTTCAACAATTTGAGATTTCTTTTCTTTTTTCTGAACTTCAATAAAATCTTTTAATTTATTTAAATCACTGATACCACCTATATCTCCTTGTTTAGGACCAAAGTCATATCCAGTTAAATTACCAATTAAACTTACAAGACCTGGAGTAATATTAAGTCCAGCGTGTGTGATGTTTTTACCATCGTAAGTTTGATATTGTCCTAACGTTGGATTATAATAACCGGTTTCTGTATCTAAAATATCATACTCACCAGTTTTTTCATTATACCTCGCAACTTCAAATTCTTTTGACTTAGACATATCTAAATTACCAAAAGCTCCACCGCCTCTGAATCTATCATCGCCTCCTGTATTTCTTTCAGGATATAATAATCTAAGTTGTTCTGCTGTTAGACCTGGAGTGGTTGCTGCTATGTTAGCTGCTGCAGTTGGTGCAGTATATGTAAAAGGTGAATTAGTAAATATACCCGATATACTTGGTAAGCCTTGATTTAAATAATCAACTTCACTTTGTGGTAATCCAAATTGGGTTGTATATGGTGGCACTATCTTCTCCCGTCCGGTTGAATATCTATTTTAAATGTTCCAAATCTCCAAGACTCAGAGATAGAATCGTTTTCTATTTTAATATTAATAAATCTACCTCTTGCTCTTGTATCCTTTTTATCAGTAGATGATGTAATTGTAAAGGGACTCAGGCTAGTATTAGTATCAGATTGTTGAGGATATCGCTTTACAGCCATTGTTACTTTAGCATTACCAGTCAATGTTTTAAAATCAGGCACAAACCTTCTTACTGCTAGAAATATTTCACCTGCAATAGCTGGACCTGTAGGCTGACCTGTAGCACTTCTTTGCCTTTGTTGTAAATCAAAATCAAATGATTTAATAAAAGATGTTACAGCTGTTGTAGTACCGTTAGGGTTAACTTGATCGGTTCCTACTTCATGTTCGAAAAAGGTGGTTTGACCTAAACCAGTTTGTCCTACGACAACAGGAAATGTACCTGTTGCTGAAGAATTATATTTTGTAGCATATGGTTTTTGATAGATTGTTGCATCAATCCAGGTAGTTCTTGCTTCTGTTCCTGCATACCAAGACTTTTCTCCATAATTAAGAACTACATATTTATTATTAAAATCAGAACCAGACGATGGATAATACCACACAACTTCTGTGTATAAATTATTCAAGCCTGCATATACTTGTTGTCCTTTTGTTGTATCAATATTATCAAAAACAAAATCTTCAATAGAACAAGGTAAAGTTTTAACTGTACCATCAAACATAAAAAAACCTTTTGTTGATAACCAAAAGGCTACCCCATCAATTTCTACAGCTGCGTTTTTACCAATTAATCCACAGTTAGTACCTACTTGTTCAAAACCAAATGTAAAAGGTGCACCAATAAACTTCATTGTATACAAAGCATTATCTGTCCATATCAAAATAGTTTCTTTTGCTTTTAAAGCACCCATAATTTTTGTACCATCTTGTAATCTTTGTGATCCTGCTGAATTAATTGCAGTTGCTACATAATCATTAATATCTTCTTTATCTGAAAATCTTATAAACATATCATCTTGTGTACTGGTATTACCAATAGTTGTTTCAGTTCCAAGATGTATTAAGTGTCTTGTTGTTGGTGATACTAAAGTGACTCTTGATGCTGTAGGATTATTTCCTGTTGCAAAACCTGATGTTGTTGTAGACGCTCTAACTGTTAATCTAGATGCATCCCCTGCATTCCATGTAAACGTTTTACCATTTGCAATTGTTGCAACTAATACTTCACCGAAATTACTAAGACTCCAGAGGCCTGGTTCTAGACTCACGTCAGATGCAGAGGCTGCTTCTCCCCAATTACCTGAGCTCCAAGTATCAATACCCCAACCATAACCATAAGATTGTTCTGATGGTCCAATAGGTTCATACGGTTTTATACTTAAACTACCACCAGTCGACACTGTTGCAGTTGCATTACTTGATTGATTAATTGTAAATGTATTAGTTGTTTTACTAATTACTTGAAAGTTTTTATCTTCAAAATCTGAATTACTAAAACCTGTACCAACCGGTAAAGTTACATTATCTAGTTGTACAATATCTCCTACACCTATGCCGTGAGAAGTTTTTGTAATTGTACAAGTTGGTGAATTATTTGTAGTTGCAATCGTCGCTGAAGTTAATGTAGTTTTAAGAGGTGTAATATCAT